CTTCTCAGTAGCGCGCTGTTTGGCGGACTCTTTGCGCTTAGCGTCTTCACGGGCTTTTCTGGTCTGCTCTTTCCCGACGGCGCTGGCGCACTCATAACCGCAGACAGTCTGCGTGTCGCGAACCGGGTGGAACCACTGCCGGCATTCTTTGTTGGCACACTTGCGGCGAGGTAATTTAGCCATAATCACCCCCAGACCTTTTGGCGAAAGGTTCTTGGTGTGCGCGCCGGATGCTCGCATTCAGGTAATTTGGCACTGACGGTCCAGGTGATGTTGTCGCGATTCAGGCTACGTTCTACCGTGGCGCCACGACGGCGGTAACAGGCCACCAGCTCGTCGGCCTGTTCGGTTGTGCATTCGTGATGGTGGAACCAGGAAAATTTCATCGCCATCACCCCGCAAAGCTCATAAGCTGTGCAGCGGCGTTTTCCGCTTCTCGCTGCGTCTTGAATGCCCGGGACAATACCCAGCGCCACAGAACATCTAGCGCTGCTTTGTACAACTGCTGGAACTCGGTTTCGTCCATGTTGGCAAAGGCTATGCTGCGGGGGTGTTTACGAAGAGTTCCGTCAGGTAGTTGAATTGCGTCGTAGTGGCCGGCCTCGACAATTACCCAGGCACGGTACGCGTCAAAGGATTTACACAGGCTGATCCCATTGGTAATTCGGCGACTGGCTACCTGCTCCAGATACTGCTCGGCAGCATCCAGCAGTGCGCCTTCGTTTCCACCAAATGCCGCGAGGAATTTAGCATAACCATTTACGAGCTTACGCTCATTGCTGGATATCGCCCCTCCAGTAGGTTCCCAGTATTCAAACCCGAGATTCAGGAGCGCAAAAAAACGGCGATGGAATGCGGGATTCCTCACCTGGCGAAATTCGGCTACCAGCACGGCACCGAGTTTGATTTTTGATTGCAGAATATCACTGGTCTCCGGCGTCGCGGGGATCAGGATTCCTGATGACTGCTTGATGAGTTGTAGTTCGTGCGCCATGGTATTCCCCGTGGCGCATAATTGTCAGGTTACTGGTTGTTCAGGCCAGTGACAGAATTATGATTGGGTACGTAGCATTAAGTCAATTTTTAGAAGTCATCTCCCTTACAACTTCCATGATGGTTTCTTTGGACCAGTACAATTCATCTCTGGATAATTTTCTGTTAGTTACAGAACCGGCCTTGGCTGAAAGGATGTAGCGTTCATCCGCTGCAAGTCCGAAAGACAAAAGCTCCCGACCTTTCCCATCGGTTATGATCACCCGTAAATTATCAGCAAGACCTGATTGGGCTACATCTGCCACTTAATCCCCCTGAGCGACATACAGACGCGATTAAAGAATGTCGGCAGCAGCATCAAAGGGATACACATTTTGGTATTCTGATAAATGCGCGCCAGCCTTAAGCGCAATTCTAATAAAACCAGTCGTCAGCGCTTTCCCAGGTATCCTGGAGGATTGATTCAATTTTCTTTTTATCGTCCTTGTCACCACCAAAAACACTTAACCCATCGGACCCGGCACGGCGGATTGTGAGCCTGCAATTATCATAGTGATCATTCAGGCGCTTAAGCAGTTCTTTCTCCAGTGCTCGTACTGCGCCTTTAGGAAGTTCTTTCATGCGATCAATGGTTAATTCAACTTTCATAATGGCCTCCATTGCATGTACTGTGTTTTTATACAGTATACCTATGCGCGGAAATGATCAACGTTTTAAGAGCACAAATTGTTAATTTTCTGTCAGTAGTAAAAAAAGAAAACCCGCCGTAGCGGGTTGAATTAGCGATGTTTTATTACGCCGCTATTTGTTTCTGCTGACAAAGCTCCTGTAGGTTAGCCCTAACCAGCGCCTCAGCGAGCGATGATTGGACAGCATTAACGCAATGGGTAATAGAAACCACAGAATGCACGAAATGGCGGTGGTATTCGCCATCTGTGACAGGTTGAATATTGCTCGAATTGTATTGTTTGCACTTTAACGTTTCTGTTGTAGTGCCGGATGCATGCCACCGTATGTTCAGGACGATGGCATGCATATTATGGATTACGATTTATCCATTTCCAGGGGATTAGGGTGAATTCCACTTACATGCCAGAACGCATGCTCTCTATTCAACTGATTTCCCTTTGGTATCAGGAAGCCATACGTCCCAGATTTAAAAGTGGCATGAGCGCAGATTAGACTTTCTCCTTCAAAGCTATACTCAGTCCCTTCAGGGATTAGAGAGTCAGTCTTGATCAGGTGAACAGTTCCGTTGATAGGGATCATGTAATGGTGCATTTTAGGCTCCTCGTGTTGTGAAGAGCCTAATTATATCAGGTTTGAATCTACGTCATTGAAGTAGCAGGATTTGTTACACCATGTTCTGAAACTCGGACATTAAGCTGCGATCTCTTTCTGCTGACAAAGCTCCGGTAAATTAGCCCGTACTAGTGCTTCTGCAAATGGCGGCGGAACAGCATTACCACATCGCGCAACCTGCTTGTCCTTCGCGTACTTCTTGCCCCGATAGTCCTGATCGATGATGTACCAATCAGGAAATCCCTGTGCGCGGTATAGCTCATGCGGTTGCAGCATGCGCATGCCAATATCAACGATGCGGTAAGTTATGCCGTCAATATCCACCAGCCCGTCGCAATCCTCACCGCAGTACTTACGCAGGAACTCCAGCGCCAGCTGCGCGCGATGTTCGTCGTATTCATCGACCGCAAGAGTGGTTTTCACCTCGCCAACGTGCTGACCACCAGCGGTGACCGTTGGCATGGGTACATCAAGGCGTTGCCCGTCGCGACACGTTCCACGCAGTTTCACCAGATGAGAGGCAACTACTGCATGATGGTCGACAGTGGTCACTGAATGCGCGGGTTCATCCATGCTGACACCCGGTCCCGTATAGTTACCGCCGTAGTGTTTCGCCAGGAACGCGCTCACCGTCGCGAATTTATTCCCACCTGCAGTAACAGTCCCCAGAGGGTTATCCAGTCGCAGCACGCGCGGGTCTTGTCCCGGACGCTCACCATAACCCATCTGGATCAGCGTAGGCGTTACCAGTTGAGATTTACCGCCACCACCAGCTGTGATGGTTGCGCTCGGTTCGTCTGCCCGGTGTCCGACGCTGGCACCGAACTGACGGCCAACAAATGGTGCAATGGCAGCCTCAACAATCCCAAGTGCATGCCCATTCCCGCCCGGGCGTTTTGATGTACCAGCAGTTACCGTCGGTACCGGTTCGGTAACGGGCAGCCCGGTTGCGCCGGTACGGAACTTTGTCAGGTGTGGAATGGCTAACGCATAGCCATGGGTTTTGGTAATGGTCTGCAAAGGCTCACTCAGTGCCTGTCCACGGAAACAGTCGTATTTCCCTTTGGTCGTAGTGTGGTTGCATTTCACGATGAACGGCGATGCACTGTCGATAACAAAGCGCTGTATGCCGCGCGCGATGCGCTTCAGGGTATTTTCTGCCAGCGGCTTTTTGCGCCCGAATATCGATGGGGCCGGAATTGACCAGTCGATACACTCCGCAGCTGTACGCCATGGCGCCAGCCTGCCAGCCTGAACCGCAGGTGATTTCGGATCCCCATGCGTTGGTTCCGGCCACACAATCGGCTTCCCATCGCGGCGCATGACCATGAAGAAACGTTTTCTGATTGTCGGTGCGCCGTAGTCGCAGGCGCGCAGTTCGCGATACTCAACGACATAGCCCAGACCTTTAACCAGTCGAGCTGCATCCTCACTATCAAGTGAAATATTCAAAAACTCGCAGCATTCTGCCAGCGCCGGATGGTTAGCCGGGATGCCTGTTGTCAGCATGCCGATGAATGCCTCGAAAGTTTCGCCTGCGCGGTCCGGGTCCGGTCGCATTTCACCGGCCAGTAATGGTCCCCACGTTTTAAACTCTTCGACGTTCTCCAGTTTCATGACCCGCGGCTCAACATCCAGCCCCCAGCGCAATACTACCCAAGCCAGTCCACGGATCGCTTTCTCGACAGGTTTAGCGCCTTTAGCTTTAGAAAAATGGCGGCAATCTGGAGAAAACCACGCCAGCGCCACCGGACGGCCTGCGGTAGCTACCTTTGGTCGAACCTCATACACGGACTCGCAATAGTGCAATGTATCAGGGTGGTTCGTTGTATGCATCGCCACGGCGTTCTCGTCGTGGTTAATAGCAATATCAACGCTGCGGCCGATCGCCATTTCAATACCGGTTGATGCGCCACCGCCACCAGCAAAGTTATCAACGATGATTTCTCTCACTCGTATTTCTCCATAGCGATGGCCAGTGACCGGGCCGCAGCGATAATCGACGGTACCGGCATTTTCTCCAGCCACATCCGGTTGATGTGATGCTTCAGACGGCGCTGGTGATGTGCCGGGAGATCTCCGGCACTTTCAATCTGGCTATATACCATTCCTACTTCGGCAGGCCAGACAGTTTCCTCAACATTCACCAGCAGCAGGTTTTCCAGCTCAATTATCCGGTTCGTGGCATATTGCAGTAGCTGATCCATCACTTCGTCTCCCGCCATGCCCGCTTATTACATCTCGGGAAGCGTTCTAGCCTCCATATCCAAATCATCCACAACATCTTATTAAATTCAGGTAGTGCCCGATAATCATCAGCACTCATTTCGAGGGCCTTGAATCGCCACTTTGCCACCTTGACCACCCGCCATAGCATCACCATACAAAACAGAGTGCAAACAACAAGGAAACCGAAAAAAAGATAAGTACTCACCTCACTCCTCCTGCTGCGGTGCTGCTGGCAGTGGCATCCAATGGGTTACCAATATGTGCTCTATACAGCATGCGGCGGCCACATCTACTCTGTCGAAAAACAGCCCTGAATGCTCATCAAAGAACGATACAAAGCAATGCCCCATCCTGTTCCTGGTTAGAACCTCCTGCTCGTCTTCCGGCATCCGCTCGCTGCACTTAATCCAGCCATCCTGAATCACCGGAGAGTTGCCATCGGATAATGGCATATCCGGCCCCTTGCGTATCGCCTTTGACAATTCGATAGGGTCATCGTAAAGCCAGTCGCCAGTTTCCGGATGATTTGCTTTTGCCAGTTGTGCTGCCCATTCCAGCCCGTCTTTGTGCCCTTGCAGGTAGTCCAGCGGTAATTCATCGCAATTACTTGCAGGTTCGGCA